GCTTTTGCTGAAGGTGTGGCTTTGTATTCTTCCTTTGCTGTTCTATATTCTTTCCAAATGCGTGATACTAATATGCTTAAAGGAATAGGTCAACAAATGAAATGGAGTGTTAGGGATGAATCATTGCACTCAAAAATGGGGTGTGCCTTGTTCCGACACATGTGTGAAGAATTCCCTGATCTGAAAGATGCAGCTCAAGAAACAATTTATGAAGCTGCTGGTTTAATTATCAAATTAGAGCATAATTTTATTGATAAGATGTTTGAGCAAGGGGATTTAGATAATCTAAAGAAAGAAGACCTTAAACACTTTATCACAAAAAGAACGAATGAAAAATTGATAGAATTAGGATATAAAGCTAAGTTTAATTTTGATGCAGAAAAGGCATCTGAACTAGATTGGTTCTATCATTTAACTGGTGGTTTAACTCATACTGACTTTTTTGCTCTTAGACCAACTGATTACAGTAAGGCAAATGAAGGTGAAGATTGGGAAACTGGATTGTGGTAATTTTTTTAAACTATTGACTAATTATTTTAACTAAAAAAAATATATTTTAATATGATTAATTACGGAGAAGAACTAGGATGGGAAGTCGGTGTTGACTTCCCAGAATGGGGTAATACAGAAGTCTATATAAAGACTATCTCAAAAGAATACCTTTTAAAAGGAGAAAAACCAAAAGATGCTTATTGGAGAGTTTCAACAACTGTTGCTAAACGTTTGAATAAACCAGAGTATGCAACTAAATTCTTTGATTACATTTGGAGAGGATGGTTGAATTTGGCAACCCCTGTTTTAGCAAATACAGGTACGGATAGGGGGCTACCTATTAGTTGCTTTGGTATTGATGTTGGAGATAGCATTTATGATATTGGTGCTAAGAACCTAGAGTTAATGGTTCTAGCAAAGAATGGTGGTGGTGTAGGTATCAATGTTAATATGATTAGACCAGCAGGTGCAAAGATTACAAATAATGGTACATCAGATGGTGTTGTTCCATTTTGTAAGATTTATGATTCAACTATATTGGCTACTAACCAAGGATCAGTTAGAAGAGGTGCTGCATCAGTAAATATAAAAATTGATCACCCAGATTTTGAAGATTGGTTGGAAATTCGTGAGCCTAAAGGTGATGTTAATAGACAATCACTTAATTTACACCAATGTGTTGTAGTAAGTGATAAATTTATGAGAAAGTTAGAAGAAGGTGATGTTGAAGCTAGAAGAAAGTGGGGTAAATTGTTGCAAAAAAGAAAAGCAACTGGAGAACCATATATTATGTTTAAAGGGAACGTCAATAAAGCTAACCCTGAAATGTATAAAAAGAATGGTTTGAAAGTTCACATGACAAATATTTGCTCTGAAATTGCTTTGCATACTGACGAGCAACACTCTTTTGTATGTTGTCTAAGCTCTTTGAATTTAGCAAAATATGATGAATGGAAAGACACTGATTTGATTTATACTGCTACTGTTTTTTTGGACGGCGTTTTGGAAGAATTTATTCAAAAAGCAAAAAATATGAAAGGGTTTGAAAATTCAGTTAGGTCAGCAGAGAAGGGAAGAGCTTTGGGGCTAGGGTGTTTAGGCTTCCACACGTATCTTCAACAAAAAGGTATCCCATTCGAAGGTCTAAGAGCACAATTTGAAACTCGTAAAATTTTCTCTCAAATAAAAATTGAGTCTGAAAAAGCAAGTAGAGATTTGGCTTTAGAATACGGAGAACCGCTTTGGTGTAAAGAAAGTGGCTTTAGGAATACACACCTTAGAGCTATTGCTCCAACGGTCTCTAACTCGAAATTAAGCGGTAATGTGAGTGCTGGTATTGAACCTTGGGCTTCTAACTTATTTACAGAACAATCCTTGAAAGGTACCTTTATTAGAAAGAATAATGAACTAGAAAAAGTACTTGACGTAATAGGTAAAAATACAAAAGAAGTTTGGGACCAAATTCTTCAAGACGGTGGTTCAGTACAAGGACTAGACTTTTTAGATGAATGGTGTTATTATAATGAAAAATTAACAAGAGTCTCTGAAGTTCCACCTGAAGACATTGATGTTAAAACTTACACTGTAAAAGATGTATTTAAGACTTTCAAGGAAATTAATCAGTTGGATTTGGTAAAACAAGCAGGTGTAAGACAACAATATATAGATCAGGCAGTATCTTTGAATTTAGCGTTTCCAGCACAAGCTGATCCAAAATTCATCAATACAGTACATTTGGAGGCATGGAAACAAGGTGTTAAAACACTTTATTACATGAGAACCGAATCTGTTTTAAGAGGAGATATTGCAGCTAAAGCTACTGATTTATCTTGCTTGTCTTGTGACGGATAAAAAAATAGTAATGCTCTTTTTTTGACTTAATATTTATATTTGTATAAAATGGTTTATCCACATGAGCAACTATGTATTGTCAATTAAGACAAAAGAGGGCAGTTATTACGGTGGTTCGATAAAAGCAGCTAACGTCGATGATGCGGACGAAGCTGCTTTTTCTATTTACACCAGTTTACAAAGGGAAGGCTTTAAAGTAATACAAGACATTGAAGCTATTGATTATTTTAATCTAAACGGTAGTTTGCCTATCCCAGACAACATTGATTTATTTTATTATGTAACCTATCATAGGTTAAATGTAGATGAAAATATTGAACCTATATTGATAGATAATTTAATAAAATATTTTGAAAAAAAAGAGGAATATGAGAAATGTTCTTTTTTATTAAAAATGAAAAACTCTAAAATTTTAGAACCAGAATTATATGACTAAATTAGTTAATATTGTAGAAAAAAAATATGCTGCTGGAGTTCTACCTGTGTGTTTAAATACGGGTAGAATTCTTCTTGGGAAAAGAGGTCCGAAGCTAGATAAAGAGCCTAATAAATGGTGTGATTTTGGTGGTAAGTCCAATAATTACGAAACACCTTATGAAACTGCTATTAGAGAATTTTATGAAGAGACAGGTAAAATTATGGCTGTAAAATTAATTCCTTCCTTCGTTAATACGACTGGTGATATGGATTACTATAATTTTATAGGTATAGTTGAGGAAGAATTTAAACCATTGATTAACGTACCAACGGTAGACTATGAAATCGAAGTAGCTGATTTCAAATGGCTTACAGTTGATCAGTTCTTTAAATTTGAGAAATCAAAATTACATTGGGGAATGGACCTGCTTAGAAAGAAAGCTGAAAAGCAGATCAAAGATTTATTTAGTTAAAAAAGCCGTCTTCATAATGTTTTTTGAAGATTTGCCTTAACTTAAATATCTTAGACTCCATTTCCAATTTCAAATGAATGTCTTCTTCAAGATTTACATTTTGTTTTGTAGCTATTTGGATGAAGAAAATAAATTCTTTTGTTTGATGTAAATTATAGATTTTTGAATATCTAAAGCCCTCGGAAATGAATATTTTTTTCAATAATCCATCTTCCATTTTAGGGACATTGAAATTCATCATCTTATTTTGCATCAATGTCAAAAGAATAGTGATATAATTTGAATCTGGGATGATACTTTCGTATAATTTAAGTGAAGAAAAATCAGGCTCTTCTTTATGTGCCTCAAAAATACATTTTAGATAATAATCTTTTCCAACTCTAGGTACAGAACCTCCATTTCCACCTCTAAAAATTAATACATTATCTACTATTGGGTTCTCTGAAAGCTCGGTTATGATATGAATTACTTCTCTGGTATCATTAAAAAAGTCTTCAGCTTTGGTTTTATTAAAGGTTTTTAGGTAAAATTCTACAACTTTTACACCTGCGCCACCAGATAACAAAGCGGAAAATATAACAACAAGATTATCAATTATATAATTAGTCATATACAATAAGGAGTTGGACTTATATATATATTATGAAAACTAAAAAAATATAAAATGAGTATAGCAAACTTCTTGGGAATAAGATTCCCTTTAAAAAATAGTACAAAAGGGTTTTATTTTGATTTGACAACTACTACAAAGGATCAAGTTAGATCAAACCTAATTCATTTATTATTAACAAAAAAAGGTAGTAGATTATATAGACCTGACTTTGGATGTAATATTTTAGAATATTTGTTTGAGCCAGCAGATAATCAGACCTTTGAATTAATAAAAACAGAAATAATAGATACAGTGCGAACTAATATGCAAGGTATTAATATAGATTCTGTTACCGTTGAATATGAAGATCACACTGTATCTTTGAATGTACTGTATAGTTTTAATAACGGTGCATTCTTAGTAAAAGATGTGTTAAACTTAAAGATTTAGATATCCCCTAAGTCTGTTAAATGCAAACCCAAGCCTCTTGCGCTGCTAACACCTATTTTTAGGAATTGCATTCTTGTGCCGTAACCAATATGCACCCATCTTGGTTCTTTACTTGTACCGTACTCCCAAATTAATTGTTGGTACTGCATGTTTGTTCTTACCCAATTAAGAATATCTGCATTCTTAACCCCATTTTTACCTCTAACATCAATAGCAAGTGCAAAGACATGTTGTGAAGTAGAAGAGCCTTTAACTTTAGTATTTAACGCTGGGCAACGGTAAGCAGAATTCAATACAATATTACCATTAAATCTTTCATAAATTCTATCATACATTTCTGCTATTTTTTTAGCATTAGGTAGTAGATTTTCTGGTAGTCGATTGTTTATTTTATTTCTTTCTGCTGTTTCAGATTTAATGAAATCTTCAACCTTCAAATATTTTGAAAGTTGAAGGTCATTATCCACGTATTTAATACTCCTTGTGGAATATTCTGGTGTTGGTCTTCTCATATTTAAAATTATGTTTTATTTAATATATTTATATGGAAATATAAGAAAATTATGGGAAAAATTTTAAAAGTCGATTTAAAGGAGTTTAATGAAATATTAGCTGAATTCGACAAATCAGTGATGGATAAGATGATTAAGCAATATGGTGAAAAGAGAGGTAAGGCTGTTTACTATGCTACAGCTAATAAGCAGGGTCGGGACCCTGAAACATTTGAAAAGAAAGATTAGAGCTTGTATAATTTTTTTATTAAATCGCTTTGATAATATTCGTGAGTATTTAGATCCATTAAAGTCAATCTTCCTACACTTCCCGAACCTGTATCTATGTTTATTATGTTAGATAATATCTCTGGTTTATGAGATGTTGTTGGTGTATGCCCTATAATTACTTTTTGAAAATCAAATGGCACATTATTAAAATTGAATTTTAATTTTTTATTTTGGCTGTCTGCTACAAGTGCTTTTTGCCATAAAGATCTATTGATAGCAAAATTTATTTCTTTTTGGGATATTACTGATTTGCGTGTATCAAATCCAGCATGACATAAGAAGTATTCTTTATAATTAAACCAATATTTTACTTTTGTGAAGTATTGGTTTAATAATTCTAAGTGGTTATCTTTTTTTTGCAGGCTATCTATTGTAACTGCTCCACCAGCTTTTAGCCAAGATTTATTGATTCTATTATTAGTTATCCATTCTTTAACCCACAAATCATGATTACCCATACAGGCGTGTAGATTTGTTATTTTTGATAATTCATTTAAGCATTCATAACTATCTTTTGCTGAACCTTCGAATAAGTCTCCTATAAAATATAAAGTATCGTATTTAGGATTAAAATTAACTTTTTCAAACAGCTGCATAAGACCTTTATAGTTATTATGCAAATCCCCCAGAACATAAGCCTTTTGCAACAAGTTATTAAATTTTATATTTATAAATATATTTATCTCTATGAGTTTATCAGGAAAAAACAAAAAACAATTAATTATTGATTTCTGTGAATTTTGTTATAATGAGTTAGGTTTAGAGAGTAAGCCTACTATTATAATAAAGAATAATAGAGATGGTTTAAAAACCTTTGCTAATTTCAGCTTTGATAAGTCTAGTAATTATAAAGCTAAGATTATGGTTTATGGTAAGAGTAGAATGTTAGGTGATATAATGAGGAGTTTAGCTCATGAGTTAGTTCACTATAAGCAATATATTGATGGTTTGTTGGATGTGGACGGCGAAATACAAGATGCAGGAGGGGAAATAGAAGACGCTGCAAATGCCAAAGCAGGCGAACTTGTTAAGAAGTTCGGTTATAAAAATAAAAATATATATGAAGAATAGGATGCAACTACATAAAATTGTAAAAAATATTTTATATGAACATTTGAATGAAGATAAACAACTAACTCTTGAAAGTTGGTTTCATGGAACTCCAGATGCAAGAGAAATCGAAAAAGAAGGTGGTTTTACTCATAGTATAATTGAAGTAGAATATGTTAAGGATCCAAATGGATTTAAAGAGTTACGAGATAAAATTAATAAAGCTAAAGTTGAAAACAATGAAGAGTTGTATTGGAAATTATTAGATAAAGTAGCTACGTTAAAAAGCACTTTTAAATATAAAAAACCTTTGTTTTTAACTGATGAGTATTCTGTTGCTAAAACTTATGCTGACCCAAGAAGAGCCTTTGATTATCAGAGTGCTGTTGATAAAGTTTATGAGGTAGATGTTAATTGTAATAATATAGTTAAAATAATTGCAATAGGAGACAGATTTAGGTTTATTAGTGAAGATAAAGTTAAGAAAGGATTTATTGAAGCGGGTATATCAGATGAAGAAATTAGTAAAGTGATTGCAATGTTCAATTTTTATGTATCAGATAATAAAGGTATTAAAACAGATACTATTGCAGCTCTTGGTAATTGGTTTAATTTTGATTGTATTGATGTTATTGGAGTTTTAGATTCATATCATGGTGGAACAAAAAAATCAACTGTAAGAATGGTTTTAGATCCAACTAATGTTAAAATTAAAAATATATAAAAAAAAGCGGTTGAACTTAATCAACCGCTTTTTTATTTACTTACGTTCTATTACAAAATCTTCAGGATCAATATTAACTGTATCCCAATATTCCATTTCTTCAGGTGTAATAGTCATAACTTCTTCGTATGTAGATTGGTTATGTGCCTGTTCACTAAAAGGAACCCCATTTATCAATTCTAAGTCACTTTCTAATAAGAACGGTTTGTGATCATAAGAATTAATCATTAATCTGTCACGTATCTCTGGTTTAAAGCAAACGAAGAGTGGGTGGACGGCGGAATTAAACTTGTTAATGTATAAATCCGTGTTATAATTAATCCCTTGGCTGTCTTGGTAATTATCGACTATAGAACAGTTAATAACATATTCAACTTTTATAAAGTCAACAAAAATCCCCTTTTTTAAATTTCTAACCTTTGTCTTAATATTCTTCCATTGTTCAATATCATCCAGAATGGCAAATATATCGCCGTCCAACACCTTCTGATTAACTGTAAGCAAACTTTTACTATCAAGCCCTAAAAGAAAGTTTTTAATAAGGGTTTTATTCCTTGTTTTCATCACGTTGTTAATCTTAGACATATCAACTTCACCGATTTCACAAGTAGCAAAAGTAGTTGTAGGACTTAAACTATCTTTATCGTCTTTAGACTTACCTGTATTAACATAATAAACAGTATCACCTAATTCAATATCCAAGTTATTATTAATTAACAATTCCATGTGTACTTGTCTATTCAGTGGAGCACCGTTTTTATTTGTGCCTTGAATATGTTGCAAATATTCTGCTTTTGTCTTTTTAATCTTTGCCTTGGATGCTATCAATTTAAGATCAATTCTTTTCTCTTCAATCTTCCGAATATAATCCCAATAAGCGTTAATAAAGTCTAAAGGTTTATTTTGCATCAACTTCACTACTTCTTTTTCAACAAATTGAGTAATATATTCAGATTGTGTTTTCTTAATAATTGCTCCACCGATGATTTCCACTTTATTAGTTACTTCACCTGTCTTTTTATCTTTAGCTTCTTTAAGATAAATGTAATTACCTTTAGAGAAATTAATTACAGATTCTACAATCTCATCAATATCTAAACCCATAATACCTTTCATATACAAATCATTATATTCAGCTACGTGAGCTGCAATACCTGTATATTCTTTCCCTTTAGTTACCAACCAGTTAATACCTTTTCCTATATATTGATATTCTAAGTCAGCTGTATTAATTGAAAAGAATACACCGTCAGTGTGGGCAATAGTAGCGATATAACCTTTCTTAGTAAACCATTTTATCAAATGCCTCAAGTGTTGTCTTCCAGTACAAGTAATACCTTGAGCCACAACCAAATCAGCAAAAGGAGTTACACCAGCAGCACCCATCATACCATAGAAACTATTGATAAGGATTTTAATAGGTAACTGTCTTACTTCATACTTTTTACTTAAAGACATTTCACCTTTTTCTTTATGCTCATTCATCAACTTCTTATACTTAATCCTAGTGGACCAACCATAATACATAAACAGTTTATAAACGCCGTACAAATCAATTTTAGGGGAATCAACGTGTACATAGAACTCCGCTGGATACAGTGATGAGAAGTCAGCTTTAAAAGACTTACCGTGGTATCCAGCTGATAACATAGCTACAAGACCACCTGTAAATTCTCTTGGTTCATCATAATCAGGTACAGCTAAACCATATTGATATGAGTAAGCTGAAAGCAATAGTTTCCAAACAGATGCACCACCCATAGTTGCAGATCTTTGATAAGAAGTAGGCAACCATTTAGAAATCAAAAAAGTAGCTTGACTATAAAATTCATCTAATTTATTTGTTTCCCATAAATCATCAATCAAATACCTTTTAATGATATCTTCACCCGTTGTAATAATGTATTCATTCAAATCCTTTTCAGGGTAGAATAAGTTAACATTATTAAGGTTAGACCTCAAATCTTTCAGCTTATTATAAACTTTCTGATAAGTTACAATATCTTCTTTTTCTAACCATTTACCTACAAACTCATTTTTTCTAAAGCAAAGTTTATCGTAATCTTTAAACTTACTATAAACATTATTAAAGAAACCATCAATATCATCAGGTGTAAACTTCAAAGTATTTACACAAGATTCCATAAACATTTTATCATATTCTTCATCCCAAAGATATAAGGTATCTTCATTACCATATACTTGAGTATGTAAAGATTTTCTCTTTACCTTACTTTGCTCATAAGTATCATTTTCAAATACAATCTCTTTATGGTATTTGAACCAGTCGCCATTATTTACATTCAAATAAAAATCAGCTTTTGAATTCTCAATGTCCCCGATTTTATTACCTTCTACATAAACACGATTAGGTTTAGCTAATTTGGCGAACTTAATGTTATCTTTAAGTTTGAAGTTAGGGATTGCTTTATTAATAGCAGCAGCCCTTTTTACCGCAAACATAGTATCACACATATTAATACCTAAGATACTTGTTTGAGTATAACTTTCACTGCTACCACCTACTTTAAGATTACCAGCCCTCCGATTAAACATTTGATTTTTCGAAATGTAAATTTCTTCGGGGTTTACGTAATATTCTTTCAATAAATCCCTGATACCATTGTAAGTTTGGTATTCATCTTGGAAATTCTTTAGAATTTCGTAACGTTTAACTATGAAAGGAAAATCAAAGCCTTCGCCGTTATATGTTAAGAACAGGTCAGGGTTTAATTCCATTGTCAACTTAAAGAATTCTTCAATTATCTGAAGCTCTTCTTCTTGGTTAGTGGCATTTAATACTTTTTCAAAACCGTTATTACAGTACATACCGATTTTAAAAATCATACCCATAGTGGGATGAAGAGCAGCATCTTTTCTATGAGAAAATTCAGGTAAACCTTTTGTTTCTATATCCATTGTTAGACTTTTTAACTCTGGATATTCTTCGAATCCTTTGAATAATCTTTTTCCACTCTGAATCATATATTGTTCAATTGTGGAAATTTTATAAAAGAGACGGTCTTCACCTACAAACAAATCAATACCATTTTCTATAAACAAGGCGTTAAGATTTGCAAATCCTTTTTTAGAATCAAAGGAGAATCCATCTTGAATCATCATCATTAACTTTGTATCGTCAATTTTAAGTTTAAGATGTTTTGCAAATTTATCTGCATGTTGCACCAAGAAATCTAAATCATTGTTTCTAATTTTCTTTTCGTAGAAGTCAAATATTTTAGATGCCCTTACATTTTCATTAAAAATGGTAAAGGTTAAATGAATTAATTCTTCGTAATCTATCTCGCTGCTTATTTTAAGAATATCTTGGTCAAGATATTGGTTGTCTTCATTATTAGCATCAATGAAAGAAAAGAGAAATGGTTTAGCTGGAAAACCAAAGAAAAAGAGTAATTTTTGGAAATTAGTTGAAGTTTTCCAAAACTCTTTTAGTTTTTCAGAATCTAAAAATACACCTGACCTTTTCCATATATCTAAACCACCTTCACGGAAAAAATCAATAAGGTTATTGAAGCTACCGTTGATTTTTTTTAATTCACCTCTTTTATTATAACAGAATAGGGGGTTATCGTAATTAGTTTCTTTTTCAGGTGCATTAATATGCACAAGATATTTAAACCCGTTTTCCATCCGATCGTATTTATCGGACTCGTTGATATGGGTTATCTGTTCTGTTATTTCAATATTGTATTGCTTCATTTTATTGAAGCAAAGCCTTCTTCTATCTTTAACATCAGATAGAAAGCGTCTTACAATATATTCGTTTTCATCTTGAGATTTGCTTACTATTTCTAATTGATCTTTAATAAGTTCTTGTGACTTATTTTCATAAAAGATAGAATTAGTTTCTTCATTGTAATCGGTGTGGTGGACGGCGAAATATTCCCAAAGAAAATCTCTATCAAAATCAAAACCCTTAAACCACATAAAAGGTCTAAAAGTATCTTTCTTGATCGTAACATCTTCATCATTTTGTTTACGGACGAATATTTTTACTTCATTCGAAAAATTATTAGAATCAATGTAACGTATGCCTTCTTCAGGGTCAAACCCGTGTAGTAACGATTCAATATCTTCGATTTTTAATCTTTTTAAATCTCCTTTCATAACATAATACAATTTGTCACAAAGGTACGATAAAAAATCAAATAGTCAAACTATTTTACAAAATAGTTATGTTGAGGGGTTCTCTGATTGGAGCTATTAAAGTAGTTTGGTCATCATTGAAGGTTATTTCAAACCATCCTTTGTATTTACCTTTTTTCATAGTATCTTCACTTGTCCACTTGTATTGTATATAGACTTTTTCGTGACAAGTGCTACACTCTTGTTCTACTAAAATACAACAAGGAGCACATTGTATAAACGGAATACAACTACCAACCTCTTCCATGT